GGATGCGTTTGGTACGGTACACACCGGACAACGCAACGAGTCGGGTCACATGATGGCGTCTGCTACACAAGCACAGCGTCTCCGCGAACAAGAGTTTCGTGATGCAGCACGAGAAGCAAACATTGACATCTCTGGCTTGAAGGGTGCTGACTTCGTAAACGCGGCTGTAGCATTCAAGCAGCACGTCGATGGTGTGATGAAGACCGATCCCTCGTACGGTGGATTCCGTCACAAGACGAGCAACCTCAGTCAAGCCGCAAACAACTCCGCACTCGACAGGCGTCGGGGTACGGCAGTTGACTTTCTCAAGGAGAAGTATGGCATCACAACTGCGCCGACTACGACTGACGATGGCGGCGCTCCTCCCCCTCCTCCCCCACCAGCAGCACCTCCCACAACAGTAACTCCGACAGAAGGCGACCCGGGCACACGACCAGATGACGGAGATGACGGCATTCAAGATGCTCGTGAATATTCCATCTCGCAAGGATTCTCCGCAGGTAGCTCCGGGAACGCCGGTCGGGAGTTTGGCGGGGGTCAGTCCTTCGGCGTAGGTAGTTCTATAGGCGGTGGATTTGCTGGTGCCCGTGCGATGGGCGGTCGCGTAGGTATGCAAGCGGGCGGCGTAGCCCAGCAGCCACAACCTGCCGGGTTCGTCGGTGGTCCACCCGAGAACTTCACCGACGGCCAGACCGTAGCGGACGATCAGCCGATGACAGTCCCAGAGGGTACGTTTGTCATCAATGCTGCGGCGGTCGAGTTCGCCGGATCGGACGACATCAAGAAGATGCTTTCGGATGCGTACGGTAAGATGCAGAAAAAGGTTGACAAAACCATCGGCGTTGCTAAAATACCAACAGAGGATGAAATCGATGTTGCCGTCTCTCGTGGCGAAGTCATCGTACCTCCCGAAGTAGCAAAGATCATCGGCTACGACCGTCTCGAAAAAATCAACAATCGCGGCAAGAAAGAAGTCTCCCGTCGGCAAGAGAAAGCTGCAGGGGGTGGACTCCTCGCCGGAAAAAAGTTCGCAGACGGGGGTGAAATTTACGAAGATCGCATCATCATGGAAGAAGTCCGTCGCAAGATGGATGCCCTCTTAAAGAATCTTCCAGATGATGTAAAAGTGGATAGCCGATATTACGGCGATGATTACCCTGCCCGACGAGACTTTCACAGGCAGCTAGCCATCTTAAATGACGCCGATCCTGACGCATTTAATATGAGGCCGTTTGCTTCAGAGGAAAAGGGTCTAATAAATGTACCCCAGACTCCGACGCTTTTTAATCTCTACGCTATGGCAGAGGAGATTGCACACTTAGAGGCTTCTAAAAACAGACGCCCCGAGACTGCAACTGTTCAAACTTTGAGAGCTGATGAGCAGTCGCTTTTCGCCTCTATCCCCGGAACAGACGGGGATATGAGGACACACTACGGGGCGTACGAGCAGGATGGATTCCTTTACACTCCTAGTGAAGTAGCGAGTATGTCCGACAAGGAAAAGGCTGAGATACAAGATATCTACGGAGTTCCGGCGGATAAAGTAAGAAATACTTTCAGCTACCCCGATTACTTTGAGCTAGAACAAGATTACCTCGAAGAAATGAGAGCGAAGAGCATCGCGTTTCAGACGGTATTCGGTAAGCTAGATAAAAGAAGTAGCAAAAACGTAAAAGAGAACACAAAAACCGGAAGAGCTATAGACTTGGCAGAGTCATCGTACGGAGAGAATTTTGCTAAATACATTTTAGCTACTGCTAGCCCGACACTTCAAGCTGCAATATATCACAAACATCCCGAACTCAGAGAGAGGTATTTTGACGATCAGGGACGTTTTAAGAAGCGGAATATACAGCCTGACGCCGACTTTAGGATGGCTATGAAGTTCGAGGATGAAGAGTCTAGAAAGCGTTCTCTCAAAGAGTTTGAAGAAGCTGACGACAGAAACATTGTTGTAAAGAGTCTCACTAGCCCTCGAAAATCTACTTTTGTACCGGGGTACGGAAGAATAGGACTTGCTGAAGGCGGTAAAGCACCGAAGACCTTACCTAAGCGAAAGCCCAAGAAAGAATTTCTCGCTGACGTAGAACTCCGAGCCGACCTCGAAGAGTACATCCGAGACGACAAACTCGCAAAGCTCGGGTGGGACTTGTACACATCAGGCGACTTGAAACTCATAGGTACGCCTCTACGTAGGGGTACTACGGGTGCTACAGCGGGCGGTCAATACTTCCCCAAAAAGGGCGAAGATGACTACCCGGACTACCCGTCAGGAACGAGCAAAGTTGAGACTGCGGGCGATGCAGCCCCGATGTGGAAAGCCTTAACATCGAAGCTCGGTCGCGTCATGGATTCGAACGCACCTACAGCGATCTACTTTGCAGAAGCTATGCCCGCTTTCGACGCAGACCGTGCCTCTGTGTTTATCACCCTAGCTCACGAGCTTCGACACGCAGCCCTAAATCATCTCGCTAACGAGTATGGGGCACCGCAGCAAACGCTGTCAACTGAAGAACGGATAATGGATTTCTACGACGAGAAGGCTCGTCGAGAAGCATCAGAGAAAAATCCTCTGGTAAATAAAAAGTTTTCTCCTGCGTCTCTCGACGTAGACAAGACTAGCGCACGACAGATTCCGAAGTACGCAAAGATGCACAAGATGTACGAGGAATTAGCACAGGCAGTCTTAGAAGAGCGAGGCGTACCTACTATCGCCCCACCAAAAGAAAAAGGATTTATCACGAAATTCTTGGACAACATGTTCCGCAAATCCCCTCCATCTAAACTCAAGAAGGGTGACGGAAAGCCGGTAGACTACGAGTCTGAGGCTATGCAGTCCGCTAATTTCTAAGATTCGCTGGCTACCCGCACATTCACGCGGCCCCAGCACAACCGGAGCGGCTACCCACAGCCAAGTGGCCCCGCATGTGAGGTAAATAAATGGCAAAACGAGTAAAAGGCCATCGTGCCAACAAAGCAAACGATTCGTTTGGTACTATCAACAACGATTCGTTATATCGTGGAAAGCACCGCGAAGAAGTTTATCGTGACGACGATGACGACGACGAAGCGGAAGAAGCTGTAGAAGCACAACAAGCGGACCCTCAAGAGGCCACTCCGCAGGAAAGCACTAGCTTCGTAGAACAAAAACAAGAAGCCGACCACGACTACAAGAAACGCTACGACGACCTCAAGAAGCACTACGATGCAAAGGTCAATGAGTTCAAGCAGGAAATCGCCGACTTGAAGACGGCAATGCAATCTCCTCAAGCACAGATGCCGGAAGGGGTACCAATGCCTAAGACGCCCGAAGAACTGCAAGCATTCAAAGATCAGTATCCGGAAGTGTTCGAAGTCGTACAGACCGTTTCTTCACTCCAAGCTGAATCCCAGCTATCCGAGCTTCGTAACGAACTCGGTACGATCAAAGAGCGGGAGAAGCAACTCGAAAAGCAGAAAGCCTACGAGGAACTGCTACGGTTGCATCCGGACTTTGACGACATCAAGGGAGACGATAAGTTCCTTGAGTGGCTCGGAGAACAGCCGGAGTCTATCTCCGACGGCATCTACAAGAACAACACAGATGCACGTTGGGCGGCACGGGTACTCGATCTGTACAAAGCAGATATAGGCCAAACCACAAAGAAGCGTACCAAGTCGAAGGCTTCGGCAGCAGACGCAGTAACACGTTCTGTTGCACGAGATGTTAAGACGACATCCGGAAGTGATCGGATTTGGAAGGCTTCGGAAATCGGCAAGATGAAGCCGTGGGAATTCGAAAAGGCGGAAGCCGAACTCGATGCCGCACGAGCGGAAGGCCGAATCGACTACAACAACTAACCTTAACCTCCAAATAGGAAGGATGGAATAATGGCTTTTAATAGCGCGTCAGGTCATAATAACCTGCCATCCGGCAACTTTACGCCGGAAATCTTTAGCCAAAAAGTTCTCAAATTCTTCCGTCGCGCTTCGGTTGCAGAAGATATTACGAATACCGACTACGCTGGCGAAATTGAGAACTTTGGCGACACCGTTCGCATCATCAAGGAACCGACAATCACGGTCTCCTCGTATGCGCGTGGTTCTGTAGTAAACCCGCAAGACTTGGCTGATGACCAAACCACTATGGTTGTCGATCAGGCCAATGCTTTTGCATTCAAGATTGACGACATCGAAGAGCGTCAGTCTCACGTCAACTTCGAGGCTCTTGCTACTTCTTCGGGTGCATACTCGCTGAAGCGTAAGTACGACGCTGTCGTCCTCGACGCAATGGCAACTGACGCCGGTCTGACCGGTGAGTCGGGTGCCGCAACTGCTACCGTCTCCGGTATCGGTACTCTCGGCTCTGCCCTCGACATTGGTGGTAACGCCAATCCGGGCAACCTTGCTGTCAACACCATGCTGGCAATGGCAGAAGCCCTCGACAACCAGTCGGTTCCGGAAGAGAACCGTTGGTTCGTTGCACCTCCGGCTTTCTACAAGCACCTGTTCTCGGCTGGTGCGAAGTTCGCAGAAGTTCAGGTAACTGGCGATGCGACTTCCCCGCTGCGTAACGGCCTTGTGTCGCTGGGCAACATCGCTGGCTTCCAGTGCTACAAGTCCACCGCCCTCGTCTCGAACGCGGGTACGGATCAGGTAACGCTGACTGGCCTTGCTACGGACGGCTCTGAGAACGTGATTCTCGGCGGTCACATGTCCTCTACGGCTACCGCTTCGCACATCGCGAAGACTGAGGTTGTCCGTTCGACTGAAACCTTCAGCGACATCGTTCGCGGTCTGCATGTCTTCGGTCGGAAAGTTCTCCGTCCGGAAGCCATCGTCCGTGGCGTTGTTAGCCTCGACTAGAATAGGGAGACTTAGTAATGGCTACTTATACTGTAACTGGTGCTGTCGCTGGTGTCCCTCTTGGCATCAAGCCGCAGATCATCGAAGTCGTTCTCGACTTCTCGTCCACTAGCCTGACTACTTCGGACTCCGTTGAGGTGTTCGAGATGAAGGCAAACACTCTCGTCCTCATGGCGGGTGTGGAAGTCCTTACCGTGGCATCGACTGGTTCGCCGGTCCTCGACCTCGGTGACGACGCAGACGACGATCTGTACGTTGCTGCTCTGTCCGGTACTGCTACCGGTCACGAGATCAACAACGCAGCCGGTACTGCAAAGCTGTACACCGCTGCCGATACCATCGATCTGATTGCCAACACGGCAACCTTCGACGGTAAGGTACGTGTGTTCGCAGTGATCGCAGAACTCGGTACTGCAGAAACAGCGGCATCGTTCGCTTAACCAACCTGTCGGGGGGGCCACGTGCCCCCTTGACACTCTTACTGTTTTATGATATAAGCAGGAATCCCCTGCCGGGGTAAACCCTCTACGGAGCATTCCTGATGAACTATATCACTAGCAACATACCCTACTTCAAAGCGTGGGTACGAAGAGAATACACAACAAATCACGACCGATATCATGGTGACTTTTTACACGCTATGGTGATCGGTGTCACTACACTCCCGATGCGAACGATGTCTTTTCAAGTATTGTTCACGGGGTGTGAAGAAGATGAAAACGTACACGGCGGAGCGATGTGGGCACGTATGCCCCTCACAGCCTTAGTAGGGGATACGCCCTTAGATGAATGGCCTGAACCTATTCCTACTTATTTGGCACAGCCGTGGGACTGTCAGTCACATCACCACTCAGTATTTGTCCTCAACAGAAGTACGCCCTGTCCGTGGTTGGCAAAGATAGACGGAGAGTTCTATCCTGCAAAATACTACTTCACTGTAGACTACACAGGCACTGAGGTAGCAGATGACCCAGCCCAACACAAGCAGAGTCACGTACTCGAACTCATGGATGCTGGTAAGTGGACAGGCAACATCGTTGCCCTACCAAACAATAGAGTACGAGTAACGAACCCAGCGTGGTTTGTAACGGGCGAAGGCCCACCGGATTTCACACCAAGTCAGTGGGTCCATCATTCCAAACAAGACCCGAACTACGTTAGCGACACAGCACGGGTATTCGATAACCTCTACGCGGAGAGCGATTATGAAGAAGATGATGAAGAGTAAGGGCATGGCTAAGGGCGGCAAGATGAAGTCCAAAGGCATGGCTCGTGGTGGTCGTATGGCTATGAAGTCGAAGGGCTACGCAAAGGGCGGCAAGACAAAGTCGAAGGGTGCGTCGCGTGGTGGCAAGAAGCCAGCAATGACCCTTGCGGCTATTCGTTCTGCAGCCAAAGCAAAAGGCTACAAGCTCGTAAAGGCGT